AAAGTATAGAAGCTGTGGGAGAAATAGTCAAGCAGACGGGAGGCAGCAGAAGGGGCGTCTATTAAAAAAAATTTACATAGACATTCTATAAGCAGAAGGGAGATGAGTAGAAGATGGGAATAGTTGACGCTTTTACAGCAGAAACGCCAATTACGATTAAACAGCCGCAGTATTACAATATGGTGTTTCAGGCAGCAAAGATGGAGCTGCTTGAGAATGCGGTGATGGCGGATGTGCCTAATAAGCATATCCGGGCAATGATGGGACATAGAGATGAAGTTCAGATTGGAGGATATGAGAAAGATGATGAAGAATGAATTTGAGAATCTGATACATGGATCCTTAACGGATGAGGAGTACGAGCTGATCGAGACCGTATACATGTGGCATCCGGCAATTCGGAATACATCTGGGAAGGAAGAAGTAGCAGAGCTGTATAAGAGCTTTGGACTCATAATCTTCAAAGATATGTTCCGGAGAGCAATGAAGCTAAAGGAGATAGATGAGGAGATTCGATCGCTTAATCGGGCGAAAGACAGCTTGGTTGCGGAACGGGAACGATTGAAGAAGGGAGCGTGATGGGATATGGATATTCGGGAGATACTTGGAATATCCGAGATGTACGAATTTATTAGATACCTAAAAGATATCATTTTTGATAAGCAGAGAAGAGAAGAATACTTCAATAAGATTATTGAGGATATTGATCTTAGTACAGATTTCATCAGAGATGTGTTTCAGGCAGAGGCAGCCCAGCGAAAGCAGATGAAACAGGACTATACGCCGGATTGTATTTGTAAATTATTTTATGAGCTTTCGACGACACCGGCAGCGGTACTTGATGAATGCGCAGGAACTGGAAGCCTTGCAATATCTTATATTGCAAATGGTGTAAAGAATGTGATCTGCATTGAAAAAAGCGAAACGGTATTTCCGCTTCTTTTGTTCAATATGAGCATTAGAAACGTAACAGGATGGGTAATAAAAGAGGATATAACAACACGCGAGTTGCTTGAAGCATACCGGCTTGAAGCCGGAACGCGATACAGTGACATTGCAAAGCTGGAACCAAACATCGGACGCGTCCAGACAATCATATCGAACCCACCATATTCATTGCCATGGAGTGGTGTTGGGGACTGGAGGTTTCGAAAATATGCAATACCACCAAAAAGCAAGGGCGATTATCTGTTCATAATCGATATATTGACAAGGCTGAAGGATGGTGGGGAAGCGTTTGTACTACTTCCACATGGAGTGCTTTTTCGAGGAAATCAAGAACTGGCAATCAGAAGATCATTGATCGAAAAAAGATATATTCATGGGATTATTGGTCTTCCAGACAATATGTTCCTGAATACAAGCATACCAACTGTGATGATCTGTCTGAAAAAAGCAGATACCGAGAGTGTGTACATAATGGATGCAACGAAATATGCAACAAAGAAGGCAAAGGTCAATGAATTAGACGGAGAAGCCGTACACGAGATTGCAAAAAATTACAAAAATCGTATCGAAAAAGCAAAAATATCCAGATTGGTGTCAATCGAAGAGATTCAGGCAAATCAATATAACTTGAATATACCGCGTTATATCGATACTACGGAGCCTGAAGAACAGGTAGATATAAGAAAGCTGACAGCTCAGATGCAAGAAACAGATGAGGAAATAAGGAAGACAGAGCGGGAATTGGCGGGAATGATGCGACAACTTGTTGGAGATGGTTATCAGAGCGATATCGCGGAGGTATTGAAGCTATGGAGCTGACCAAATACAAACATGTAAGAATCAAAGATATATGCATATGGGAAAGGGCAAAGAAAGCAAAGATATATCCGGAAGGAAGCTTCTGCGTGCAGGTATCGGCAACAAAAGGCCAGATGGAGTATCTGAACGAAGAGAAAGAGGTTGAATCAAAATACTGTGTCTTTCAAGTTGTGTCAAATAAGTATTTACCGGCATATGTGTACATGATCTTCAAGATGAATTTGCCGGAATATCTTAGGAGAACACAGACAGGACTCAACATTGTACCAGAGATTTTTAATGAGTATGAGATCGACCTGCATACGAATATAGATACGCAGCATGAGCTTGTCAATACGATGCGATGTATCGATACAAGAATCCAAGAGGAAGAAAGACAGGTGAAAGCGATTCAGAAATTAAAGAAATATCATTTACAAAAAATGTTTCCGGATATGAATCGGTAACAGAATGTAACCAGTTGAACCGGTGACAAGATGTCATCAGTTGAGTCGGTGACAAATTGTCACCAACTGAATTAGTAAGGAGAGTGAGGACTATGGAGATAACATCGATTAAGTATATTAGTGCATCACCGTACGTGACGAAGGCGCAGATACAGAAGGCGTTGGATGTATCAGCGCGGACGGTATCGAACCGGCTGGCAGAGATTGACATGTATGTGCAGAAAGGAAGATATGGTGCATACACGATATTGGATGGATGCGGTGTGACATACGTCAATTACCTTGCATTTGTAGATTTTCTGAAATACAGGAAGGATCTGAAGGCAGGACACAGAGTGCCGGCGTTCAATCCGACAGCAATCGCGAGACAGATCGGCTGGGGTAGCCTGCAGGCTGAATATCAGTAAAGAGAGGACGAGAGAATGAGCAACGATATGATTTTTGCTACATACAAATTGGCGACGATCGCGATGGTGGAAGGTGCTGTACTGCTTTGGATGGGGATGATATATGGCTTTGGGATTATGATGGCCGGAACAATCTGGCAGCAGCTGATCGCACTTGCGAACGAAACGGAGGAAGAAGATGAGACTGAAAGACGAGAAACTAAAGCGTCCGGCAAAGCCGACGCGAAAGCAAAAGGAAATCATGGCAAAAAACGGCTTACGATGGGAAAACTGGAACGTGGAAGCAGACTGCGCAGATCACATAATCGTGAAGAGCAAGACGTCAGACCGAAGAAGGGTGGCGTACAAGTGACGAAGATGGACGAGATCATTCACAAAGCATACATGAGCGCAAAGAGCTTCGCAGGATTGGAGCCTCCGGCAGGATGCCTGTACATAGGCAGCAGGATCGCGAATGGCGACCGGTACCGGTACTGGGTAGCGGAAGATGGTAGTACATACTACCAGGAATCAACCGGAGAAGCTGCGTTGAAAAGAAAAAGAGCCGGCTGAAAACCGGCTCAGGTGTAATACCTCGAATCTGAACAATTTGAGTGTATCACACAAAGCTTATATCGTCAAGAAAAGCGGGATAAAAGCTCGCTTTGAGACAGTATAAGCATATTAAAGTTAGGGACAAGGATACACTTTCGATGGCATACAGAAAACATACATACTTTTTTCAAAATTCCATAGAGCATGCATATAAGTTCGCAGGGCATACAGGAGCAAAAGGCGAGCACCGGGCGAAAAGGAAGAAACCGACACCGGAACAGGTGAAGCGGCAGAATCAGATCAATAAAGAGAACAAATATAGACATTTGCTGAAAGCAAACTTCCTCCCAGGCGATTGCTGGATCACATTGAAGTATCCGGCAGGTACGCGAAAAAGCATGGATGCCGTCAAGCAGGATTTGGCACTGTTTGATAAGCGCATGCGGAGAGATTATGCAGCACACGGCGAGAAGTGGAAGTGGATCAGACGCGTAGAAATTGGCAAAAGAGGTGGTATCCATATCCACCTGATCTGCAACCGAATATGGAACACGGAGCTGCTGATAGCGAAAAACTGGCCGGGATTGTCACATCATAGTGAACCGGTCCGGGATGAGGAAGGATTCGGACAGCTTGCATCATATCTGTGCAAACCGCTTCCGGAAGAAATCGAACAGGAAAGCATATTTGAACCGGAAGAGATCAAGCGTGCATCCAGTCTTTCATCAAGCAGGAATTTAATGCGTCCAGAGCCGGAGAAGAAAGCATATGTCCGGCGGACAATGAAAAAGATCATCACGGATGGACCAGTAGCCCGTCCGGGGTATTACATAGATAAAAAATCAATTCGAATTGGCATAAATCAGGTAACAGGGTACAGCTATGTCTACTACACGGAAGTAAAGATACAGCAGACCAAGAGAGTGATACGAGCACCGGGCGACGATTTGGCGAAGTTGCACCGGTGCAACGAAAGGAAGAGACGAAAATGCAGGAAGTGAGGATATATATTGAGACTTCGACGATTGCACCGCGTGCCACAAAGGCAGATGGTATGTACGTGATGGAAGCATACGAAGATGGACGGCAGATGCTGTACAAGGGCGAGCCTGTGATCGTGTATGAAGTCATGCATTTTGAACATTGCAATACAAACATAATCACGCTGACGCTGCTCATTGCGGCGCTGGAGCGTATGCAGAAGGGATGTACTGTGCATATCCACACACGCACGGAGCATGTATTCTGGACACTCAAAAATGACTGGTTAGGTGGCTGGAAGAAAAATGGCTGGAAGTCTGCGAGAGGTGTTGCAATCAAGAATGCAGAAATGTGGGAAAAAGTCGAGTATTTACTCAATAAAAATGAAAGTTGGACCGTATCCGAGGACACGCATGAGTGGAAGGCTTGGATGCAGGAGAAGATGAAGAATGGAGGTATGAAAGATGTGGGATAAATTTGGAGAGTTAGACAGTGCCGAGGAGATCAACCGCCTTGCGGCAGCAGAACTGCAGGAGGGTGATATTGACGCACTCAAAGCACTTGCTGCAGAAAACGGACTGGATAAAGATGACGTGGAGGATTATATCGATCGGCTGATTGATACATTGACTACGCCGGAGCTGGCAGCGGTCGGGAAGCTGGATGTGGAAATGGGGCATTTAGACGTAAAAGGCATCCTCAGAGACTGGGTGGACGAGCTGAAAGCTGAGATCATGAGAGACAGGGAGTTTGCCATAGCGATACGACGGAAAGGGAAGAGCCTTGCGGGATATATTGCATTGACGGCTGAGACAGGTTATACGAATCGTGCGGTGGTGCACAAGGATATCGTGAAGAAGACCACAACTATTAAAAACATGATCGGATCGCATGAGTTTTCTATCGGGATCCCGACGCGGACAGAGCGGAAACAGTTGATGCATACGTACTATGAGGGAGGTGTTGACTGATGATGGCATTCAAAGGGTTCACACCTGATCTGAAGAGTGTAATGGGTGATGGAAAGAAAAAGACATGTCACTTTGTACCAGGAGAGACAAAGAAGGTTGAAAGAAGCAAGACTGCAAATTCCGGATTCCATTGCTGCGAATATCCGCCGGACTGCCTGCGATACTACAGTTGGGAAAAAAGTCGTTTCTTCCGCGTAGAGGCGGCAGGCGATATCGACGAGGATGAAGGAGAACGTATCGCGGCAACAGAGATTACGATTGTGGAAGAGCTGGATGCACGGAAATTTGCTTATTATATCATGCGATATATAGCCATGTATCCACGGAGAAAGAATTGGATCACGAATATGACAGGAGTATCCATACAGCCGGACAAAGCAAAGGTATCGGAAGCGGGGCATATAGCAATTGCCAGAGGCAGCAGTCCGCGTGTCAGAGGTACAGAGGGAAGCGTGGTCGGACTGATTGTCGAAAAGGACGAAGAAATCAAGAATATGAAAATGCTCGTCGTAACAAGTAAATATGCGGATAAATGGTTGTACATCGATAAGAACAGACAATTGCATGTGGAGGAAGATGTATGAGAGAGAAAGCGATAGAGAAAACACCGGCGCCGAAGACGAAGAAAAAAGGCTGGTGGACAATCCTGCAGGTTGTACAGGGAATTGTAGTATTGAATATTTACAAGAACAAAGTATTGCAGAGGCGGCACTGCTTTAACCCGACGAATAGCGAGTATGCAACATGGCATGCGGATACCGGGTTATGGCATGCAGAGAAGGTGCCTGCCGCATACGAAGCGAGCTGGGATGGCGGTTATGGATATTACGGAAAAAAAGGTGACAGCAGTATGTCGAGCGAAGATCATGATCGATTGAAGGAAATATTGGATGATGCACAAAAGCTATATACATATTATCGAACGAATTTGATTGACCGTATCTATGATTTGGAGCAGGAAAGAGACAGGAAAGCGCGGCAGACAAAGGAAGAGCGAAGATTTGCAAGAGTTACAGCATTGATGGATCGTGTGCCAGATGTGCCTACAGATCTGCGAGACTGGATAGATAAGCAGTTCACCGGCGGGGAAAACTGGTGTATCAAGGACAGGGATACAAAGAAATGGGTATGCTCGTCATGTGGCGGTTCGTTTGAATTGAAGAATAAGCCGCGGAACAACGACAACATTACATGTCCGGAGTGTAATCGGGAGATTAAGTATTTGTCACGAAAACGGAAAGTTGAGATGGTTGAACATTTCTGCCTGATCCAGCCGATGGATACAGACACATCCGTATGCAGGCATTTTGTAACAGAAATCACTTTCGAACCGGGAGTATGTGAACACAAAAATATATGGATAGATGAAGAAATACGGGTAATCCTGAACAAGCAAATTGATACGCTTGAATTCAATCGAAAGAAAAAAGCAGAATGCGACATCTACTATAAGCAGTGGAGTTACTTTGATAACAAAGGAAATCCGCAGAACAAGCGGGAATATGTTGGAGCACTGTATGATGCCGGCATCATGGAAGCCTTCAAGGATACAAGCTATGAGTCGTGGAGCCGGTTATTCACCCAGATGGCGGCAGCGGGACAGCAGTGCAACTGGAATGCAATGATGGCAGCAGTCAAAGACAAAGAATACATGCAGGTAGCAGAGATGTTGTTCCGTGGAAGATTCTACCGGATGCTGACAGAGACAAGCATGCAGATAAGTTATTGGGAATTAAAATATATCGGTTACCTGGATGTGACCGGCCGGACGATTGAAGAGGTGTTCGGAATCGCAGACAGACAGAAAATAAACCGGATCCGGGATTGTAATGGCGGCAGGCTGGTCCTTAAGTGGATGCATTACAGTGAAGAAAAAGGCGAGAAAATATCTGAGAAGCTGCTTACATGGGCGAAGCGTGAAAATATTACGCCGGGTACATTAAAAGAGCCGTTGACGTATATGTCGGCAGAGCAGGCAATGAACTACATCGAAAAGCAGAAAAAGGAGCAGTACAAAGGAAAGAGTACGCGTGTAATCGTAGATCAATATGCCGATTATATACGGATGTGTAACAAGCTGAAAAAGAAACTGGAAGATGAAATGATCTATAAGCCGCGGGAACTGAAGCGGCGACATGATGAAGCGGTCGAGGAAATCAAGGTAAGGGAAATAGAGATTGATTCAGAGGAGTATTCAGAACGGTATCCGGAAGCAGAGGATGTACTGAAGGAAATAAAAAAGAAATTCGAGTACAGAGGCACCGAATATTTCATCATGGTACCAGAGCGGATATATGACATTGTATGCGAAGGGCGGAGCCTGCATCACTGCGTCGGATCCACAGACCGGTATTTTGACCGGATGGCGCAGCATGAGACATACATTTGCTTCCTGCGGAAGGTAGAAGAACCGGACAAACCATTTTATACGATCGAAGTGGAACCGGGAGGCACGATCAGACAGCATCGTGGCATGTTCGATGAAGAACCGGAGTTAGAAACAGTAAAACCATTCCTGAAGGAATGGCAGAAAGAGATACGGAAACGAATGAGTGAGGAAGATCATGCACGCGCGAAGCAGTCGAAGGTATTACGAGAAGCAAATATAAGGGAATTGCAGGAGAAGAACAATACCAGAGTGCTTCAGGGATTGATGGAAGACTTTATGGAGGCAGTGTGAAAGGAGCGAAGACATGTTGGAATTAACAGAAAGATCAGAAGAGTATTCACAGGAATATCTTGCATTCAAGCAGGAGCTTGATACAGAGCTGAACAAGGCAGCAGACGGATTTGTAAAAATAGGTTATCTGCTCCGACGGGCGGAAGAATCGAATGTCTTGGAAACAAGCGGATACAGAAATGTTGCGGAGTTTGCAGCAGCGGAGTACGGACTGTCAAAGGACGTCGTATCAAGATATATCAATATCAACAAGCGCTACAGTGAGGGCGGATATTCGCCCGTCCTTGCTGAAAGATATCATGGGTTCGGCATGGCAAAGCTTGCCGAGATGCTGACACTCCCGCAGGCGATAGTAGACACGATTCCGGAGGAACTGTCGAAGACAGAAATCCGGGAGATCAAGAAGGAGTTCGATGCAGAGCAGGGCGTGACAGATATCGAGATTGCGATTGAGGCAGCAGGACAGCCAGAGGAACAAAGAGAAGATACGTTGCTGACGCAGGTAGCCAGAGCATGGCTGCATGATATACCGGACGACTTCCGGCGATTATCGAGCGCGATTTATCCGGATTATGATATCGACAAGATGATGGACATCATTGCGCCAGACGAGACGAGAGTGATCATCGTGCGAGTCCCGGGCGTTGGACGGCTGATGATGACATGCTCGATTTCGGCAAGTATCAAGATCGTCAATATGCGTACCGGAGAAAATGGGCAGATAAGCTGGGAAGACCTGTGTAGCGCCGCATCTGCAATCTGTGCGCGCCGCTATCCGGATGAGAGGATCGAAGATGTCTGGGCGAGGACATATGATGATCCGTATCCGGAAGAGAAGAAAGAAGAACCGAAGCCGGAGCCGAGGAAGGAAGCAAAAAACGAAGAGAAGAAGCCTGCGAAGCGGAAGGAAAGTAAAGTCACGGTTGCAAAGCCGGTGAAGAAAGAAGAACCGAAGAAGCAGTATGAAAAGCCTGTGATCGTCGAGATGCCTCATGATCCGGAGGTGCTGGAAAGAGATGCAGAAGAAGTGAAGAATGCAGCGGAAGCTGATCAGAAAGAAGGTACCGAAGAACAGCAGACAGAAGCATATGCTCCAGCTCCAGCGGGGTATTGGGGGTATACAGACAATTCAGAATACGAAGAGACACTAGAAGAGCTTCGAGATGATATGAAGGATCTGGCGAAGTATTTTGAACAGAAGAACTACAGCATGGCGAAACAGACGGCAGCGGTTATGAATACCGAGATTGAGAGCCTGCTGAAGATTATGGAGAAACATAATGGATAAGAGCAAGAAAGGGGTAAAGTGATGACAAATAAAGGAACATGCAGATATTGCAAGAATATTGTATTTTTTGATGATCCGGTTGACGATGATGAGTCGGAAGAAAAGGCAGTTACAATGTGTGACTGCAATGGTGCACGGATATGGCAGCGGGCAAAAGAACGGCAGGAAAGAGCAAAGGACAACATTGAGCTTGCAATTCACGAGACAGACGAAAAGGTGTGTGAATATCTGAAACAGTGTGTGGAGCTGGTCGATCGGCGGAACATAGCAAAGATAACTGTAAATAACGGACGTGGAGTTACGGTCACGGTTAGCAAGACGAATAAGGACACCATCAAGGTAACGAAAAAAGTAAGTAAGGATGTGGTGTACGATGAGTAGATTGATTGATGCGGATGCTTTAGTTAAGGATTTAACTGAACAAATACCTATGGCAGAAAATGTGCAAGTATTTAAAGACATTATTGAAAGCCAGCCTACCGCCTATGACACCGACAAAGTAGTGGAGCAACTAAAGAAAGTCTCATATGAGCGATTTGGAAATACTGGAATGGGTGGAGAGGATGTCGTTAATTGGGATGATGCAATCAAGATTATAAGAACAGGAGATGTGAATCATGAGTAAATCTATCATGCAGAACAAAGACGGATGTTGTTACATGTGCGATCTGCTCGGAATCCGGCAGCAGGGCTATACGATTGAGGAGCATCATTGCTTTGGAGGTCCGAATAGGAAATTGTCGGAAAAGTATGGTTTGAAGGTTTACCTGTGCCCGGAGCATCACCGGACAGGACCGGATGCGGTACACCAGAACAGCGACTATATGCAGATATTGCACGAAGCCGCACAGAAAGCTTTTGAGGAGCACTATCCAGATAAGAGTTTCCGGGAGATCTTCGGAAAGAATTACCTGTAAAGTCTAGTAAATACTAGATAAAGATGCACATTGAAAAGTGAATACTGGTCAGAAATTTTCATCTTTTTTATATAAAAAGTATTGACATACGGTACACCGTATGATATTATAATACTTGTAAGGAGGTGAATAAGAAATGGCTAAGAAAAAACAAAAGAAAAAGCCCAAACTTGAAAAGGTCGCAATCGTAACAGGCATCCTGCAAGGCATAGCAACCATCGTATGCTTGATTTACGAAACCTTCTTCAAGTAAGGGCACAGGCGGTGGGAATATCCCACCCACCGCCTAATTTTATTCTAAGCCATTTTTGGAAATATGTCTATAAGAAAAGTATTAACAATGATCAGCACATGTTCGGCGGCGGTTCTTGTGTACTATGCAATCAGAAAAGGATTGGATGCGGCTATTGCAATAGCACTTGTATTGAGTGTAGCATCAATGGGATTAAATATATATTGCGAGGTGCACGATGGAAGAAAAGAAGATTAGACCGCAGGACAAGTGGAATGCAAAAGCTGGCTTGATAAGCAAATCATATAAGCTGAAGCGAGATCTGGTAGAGGCATTTGCAGATGCATGTGAGAAGGCTGGAGTAAGTCAAGCTGGACAGCTTAGCATGATGATGAAAGAATTCATCGAGAAAAACAAGTAAATACAAGAAAAGGAAAGGTACTGACCAGTATTCATTGGTTGGTACCTTTTTTATTTTGGCACTAAGAAAATATATCATAAATCTAAAGAAGGAAGGGGGTGAGAATCCGGGAAACCGGGTACTATGGCAGAACTGTTGATTGAGATTGATGAGAGATACAAGGATGCACACGGCAATCCAAGAGTGCTTGCAGTATGTCCGTGTTGTCATGAAAGAAAGTGGTATCTTGGTAATCGGGGAGAAATACTAGATCAAATGTGTTGGAGCAGCGTGCACTATTGCGATAACTGCGGTACAAAGCTGGATTGGAAAGCTGAGCGAAAGACTGAGACACAGAAGATTAGGGAGCAGACACTGTTAGAGTTCCTGAATGAGTATTATAAGGACAGTGGAGGCAGCAGGAGCGAAAGCTATATTATAGCGTATCAAACAGCACGGCGCCTGTTGGATGCGTGGAACGAAGAAGAACAGCAGCATATAAATGCAAGAGTATATGATCGGAGGATATAGAGATGGCAAAAGTATATATTGGAGTAGGACATGGTGGGAGTGATCCAGGAGCAGTGAAGTATCTTGTAGAAAAGGATATTGATCTGCAGATGGCAAAGGGATGCCGTGATTATCTGAAAGAACACGGCGTAGATGTATTGATTAGCAGAACTGGAGATATTGATAGCTCAATCAACGAAAAGACAACAATGTGTAACCATTGGGACGCAGATTTGGCGCTTGACATACACAACAACGCAGGAGGCGGAGAAGGATTCGAAGTATGGCACAGTGTGAACGGCGGCAAAGGAAAGGTGCTTGCACAGAACATAGAGAAAGAAGTTGTGAAGATTGGGCAGAAAAGCCGTGGCCTAAAGACAAAAAAGAACGCATACGGAAGTGATTATTTTGGCTTTATTAGACAGACGAAATGCCCGGCGATTATCTGCGAGGGTGTATTTGTAGACAATAAAGCTGATGCGGCAAAAGCGGATACAGAAGAGAAGTGCCGGGCGTTTGGTGTAGCATATGCGAAAGGAATCCTTGCAACGCTTGGAATGAAGACAGAACAGAATGCAAACGGAGAAACAAAGACACCGGAGCAGGCAGCAGTCAAACCGGAGCAGACACAGGCGGATACATATAGAGTCAAGGTCACAGCATCGGCGTTGAACATACGCAAGGATGCAGGTACAGCAAATGCAATAACCGGAGTAATCCGGGACAAGGGCGTATATACGATTGTGGCGGAAAAGACAGTATCCGGGCAGAAATGGGGAAAGCTGAAAAGTGGTGCAGGCTGGATATGTCTGGAGTACACACAGAAAGTATAAAGGAGCGTGAGCAAGGTGAGACAAAGAAACTCGGTCGCCAGCTACAACATCGGGAAGCATAGATTCTTGGAATTGTACCACTACTGTATGCAGTATCCGGACTGGATAAAAGAGATTCGAGAACTGCGAGGACTACGATCACATGAAACTGGAGCAACAGGAAGTGGATTGTCGAACCCGACGGCAAGCGCAGCGATCAAGGCAGCAGAACTAAGCAAGCGATGCAAGCTGATTGAAGATACGACAGTGGAAGCAAACAAGGAACTTGCACAGTATATCCTTGCAGGAGTAACAGATGCTGAGTGCACATATCCGGTGCTTGAAGCGCGTGGGATGCCAGCATCGCGTGCATTATACTATCGCAGTCGGCGGAAGTTCTACTATCTGTTATCTAAGAAAGTGAAGTGAGAAGATATGAAAACGGAGTATGAGATCATTGAGGAATATATTGATTACTTTAACGAAAAGGAATTTGTAGAGAGCCTGACGCTGGAAGATCAGATGCTTTATAGACTTGCATTAAGAGAGACGTATTCATACTTGTTTTTTGAGCTATATGTAAGAGTGAGAGAATTCTTCGGTAGTTTTAAGAAAAAATGAAAGTGGAGTACTCAGGGGACAAATTAAATGATATTATGATAGCATGAGATAGTTGAGAGAAACGGAGAACAGCAGTTGTATGGAAACCATATAGCTGCTGTTTTGCGTTGGAAAGGAGGAAAGGAGAGACGATGAAACAGGCGATTTACACAGTTGTAGGCATGATTGGATCCGCGATAGCAAGTGTATTCGGAGGATGGGATGCAAGTATCAAGACTTTAATCATATTCATGGCGATTGATTATGTATCCGGCTTAATCGTTGCGGGAGTATTCAAAAACAGTTCCAAAACCGCATCAGGCGGATTAGAGAGTAAGACAGGATGGAAAGGCTTATGCCGGAAATGCATGACACTTGCGCTCGTGCTCGTAGCGTATTGTTTGGATTGGGTAATCGGCACTAACTATATTCGCGACGCAGTTGTGATTGCTTTTATTGCGAACGAAACAATCTCGATTGTTGAGAATACCGGGCTCATGGGCGTGAAGCTTCCGGCAGTGATTACGAAAGCAATCGACATCCTGCAGAAGAAATCAGAGGATAAATCCAATGATATATAACAACAAACGATGGAAGAAGAAACGTGCAGTGATCCTGCGACGAGATGCTTACCAGTGCCAAGAGTGTAAGCGATATGGCAAACGAAGATCAGGAGATCATGTGCATCATGTGTACCCGGTCGAACAGTATCCGGATGAGCGGTACAACGACTGCAACCTGATCACGCTATGCCAGAAGTGCCACAATCGCATGCATGATCGGGATTCACATGAGCTTACAGCGACAGGAAAACAGTTACAAATGCGTATGAAGAAGCGATATGGCAGCAGACTCCCCCCTCTCTAGCGTTTTTGGAGCGCCGGAGGATAGAACGGTGGGTGGAGCCTTTTCCAAATACGCAGGATTTTTTGAGAAAGGGGGAAACCGGGTGAAAAAGACAGCATGGAAAAATCGAATAATATCAGCAGCCAAGGCGGTTGGCACGTATCGGGATGCTTTTCTTCCGATGATCGATACGCTCGCAAATATACTTGCAGAGCGTGACAAAATCTATCAGGAATACGTCGAAACCGGTGCCAAACCTGTAGTGGAGCATACGAACAAAAACGGAAGTACCAACATGACCAAAAATCCGCTGTTGGTGAGCTGGGGCGACATGAATACATCCGCGCTTGCGTATTGGCGTGATCTTGGGCTCACACCGGCAGGGCTGAAAAAGATTGATGAATCTGCAATCAAAACCAAGAAGACATCGGCATTAGGAGATATTCTGCGGGACATTGGCAGCTAAGAAGTATAGGCAGGTAGCGATCGACTATGCCAGGGATGTAGTTGCGGGAAAGATCATTGCCGGAAACAATGTACGAGAGTGCAAGCGATTCCTGGACGATCTGGAACGTGATGATCTGGAGCTGCACACGAAAGAGCCGGATTTTGTGATCAATATCATTGAGCGGGTAATGGTTCACGTGAAGGGAGAGGACCTGCAAGGGCACTCTCTGCGGAATACTCCGTTGATATTGCAGCCGTGGCAGATATTCATCGTATATAACTTAATAGGATTTTACTATAAAGGTACTCAGATCAGACGATACAAAGAGGCCTTTATTTTTATTCCGAGAAAGCAGGGCAAGACGCTGTTTGTGGCGGCGCTTGCGTTTGCACTTGGCCTTCTGGAAAGAAGATCAGGAGCGACAATCTATATTGTGGCCGCCGCCTTGAAGCAGGCGAAGCAGAGCTTTGACGACATCCTGCATACATTGCGGTACCGTGGCATGATAAACGAGTTTAAGGTGCTGAATAACAATGCACAGCATTCCATCGAGTACACTTTTTACAACGAGAATGAAGAGCCGGAGGGTTCCTTGTACATCGAAGCACTTGCCAGCAATCCGGACACGCAGGATTCATTCAACTGTAACATAGCCATCGCGGATGAGGTGCATGCGTTCAAGCGTGCATCGCAGTACAACCGATTCAAGGAGGCAATGGCAGCATACACGAACAAGCTGATGATCGGTATCACAACTGCGGGCGATAACATGAATTCATTCTGCTATCGCCGGTTGGAATATGCAAACAAAGTGTTGGATGGCATAGTGAAGGACGATACATTGTTCTGCTTTGTATCTCGTGCCGATCAGGACGAAAAGGGAAATGTAGATTTTACCAATCCAATCCAGCATGAAAAGGCAAATCCGGGATATGGTGTGACAATCCGGCCGGAAGCTATCATGAACGATTCCATACAGGCACAGAACGATCCGCAACAGCGGAAGGATTTTCTAAGCCGCCAGTTGAATGTATATACCACGGCGATGAAGGCATATTTTGATATAAAAGAGTTCCAAAATTCAGACAAGCAGTATACCTGGAGCATAGAGGAGCTCGCAAAGCTTAATATAGACTGGTACGGTGGTGCCGACCTGTCGAAATTGCATGATCTCACGGCAGCGGCACTATTCGGACATTACAAGGGCGTGGATATCATTATCACGCATGCATTCTTCCCGGTTGTGGAAGCAGCAAGGAAAGCAGATGAAGACAACATACCGCTGTTTGGCTGGCGGGACGATGGCTGGCTGACCATGTGTAACACGCCAACGGTCAATGTCAGTGACATTGTAAATTGGTTCAAGGAGATGCGGAGCAAAGGCTTTAAGATCAAGCAGGTTGGCCACGATAAGAAGTTTGCACGTGAGTACTTTATCCAGATGAAAAAAGCAGGGTTCCGTATAGTTGACCAGCCACAGTACTTTTATGTGAAGTCGGAAGGATTCCGGCATATTGAGAAATCTGCCAAAGATGGAACGCTGTACTACCTGCACTCAGATGCATATGAGTACTGCGTGCAAAACGTGCATGCGATTGAGAAGACCGACGACATGATCCAATTTGAGAAGATAGAACCGACGGCACGTATCGACTTGTTTGATTCGAGCGTGTTTGCATGCGTCAGATACTTGAATTCGCTCGAAAAGAGCGAAAAATCAAAGAGCTGGTGGGGAGGTGAGAATGAAGATGAGTAAAAAGAATAACGTGCTACAGCGGGCACTAAGAAAAGCAAGACGAACACGATCGGCGGTGCTGATTGGAAGCGCGGAAGCATATGACATCCTGTGCGGTGATGGTTATACATCTCTGGACCAGAACCCGGAGATTGTAGCAGCCTGCCGTAAGATTGCAGAAGTGGTTGGAGCAATGACGATTCACGTCATGGAGAACACCGAACGCGGTGACGAGCGTGTGATCAATGAGCTGTCGCGAAAGATTGATATAAACCCATGCAGTAGCATGACGCGGCAGACGTTTATAGAAGCGATAGTTATGAATCTGCTCTTGTATGGCAAAGGCAATTCGGTCGTGAAAGTGTATACGGAAGATGGATATCTCTCTGATATGGAGCCGGTGGCTGCAAGCAGAGTATCATTTCAGGGCAATTACACCAGATATCATGTCCTGATTGATGGAATTCCTTATGCTCCGGATGAGGTGATGCACTTTGTATATAATCCGGATAAGACATACCTGTACAAAGGGCAGGGTGTTACAGCACAGTTGAAAGATGTCGCGGATAACCTGCGACAGGCACAGATTACAACAAATGCTTTCATGAAGAGTAAGTACAAGCCAAGCCTGATCGTTAAAGTGGATGGAATGACGGAAGAATTCTCGTCGCCAAAGGGCAGACAGAAGCTAATCAATGAGTACATGAATTCTGGCGAAGCCGGTGCACCGTGGCTGATACCTGCGGAACAGTTTGAGATAGAACAGATCAAACCGTTGTCTCTGTCAGATCTTGCGATATCCGACAATGTAAAGCTGGACAAGCAAAGTGTAGCCGCGATATTAGGAGTGCCTGCGTTCGTGCTTGGCGTTGGAGAGTACAAGCAGGATGAGTGGAACTATTTTGTCAAAACAAAAATAAAGACGATTGTCACAGGATTACAGCAGGAGATGACGCGGAAACTGATATACAGTCCGAATATGTATATCAAGTTCAATGTTCTGTCCGTGATGGATTGGGATCTGACGACGATAGCATCCGTATTCGGTTCGCTGTCAGACCGTGGTTTTGTGACTGGAAATGAAGTCAGAGACAAGATAGGCATGTCACCAAAGGAAGGCTTGGATGAACTTCGAGTGCTTGAAAACTATATACCGTGGGACATGGCAGCAGCACAGAAAAAACTGGTACAGAAGGGAGAAGACAATGGATAGACATATTCGACAGATACGATCTGTCGCATCGGAATTTAATACGAGAGAAGACGACGAAGCACTTTCGATTGAAGGTTACTTTGTCGTTTTTGATGACACTTACATTATAGCACCTGGCTACAGCGAAAGTGTCGAAAGCGGCGCATTTACTGAAACAATTTCAGATGATATCCGTGCGCTGATTAATCATGACACAAGCATGGTACTTGGGCGAACGAAAGCAGGAACACTGACACTACGACAGGATGAGCGCGGACTCTGGGGACATATAGACATCAATCCAGAGGATTCGGATGCACTGAATCTGTACGCCAGAGTGAAACGCCACGATGTAGACCAGTGCAGCTTTGGCTTTGATATTCTGGAAGAGGAGACAGATGTCCGTGAGGACGGATCTGTTCACTGGAAAATCAAGAAAGTTAAGCTGTATGAAGTGTCAGTGTGCACGTTCCCTGCTTATCAGGAGACAAGTGTTAATGCGCGACAAAAGGATATCGACACCATCCGGGCGCGAAAAAATGAGGTGTGGAAACTTGACATGAAGCAAAAATTAAAAGGAGGAAATGGATCATGTTAAAGGTTATCATGCTCAGAAAGAAGCTGAGCGAAGTCACAAAGAAGCTCACAGAGGCACGTGAGAAGACAAAGGAGCTTGCAACACGTGAGAAGGAGCTGGAAGCAGCCATTGAGGAAGCACAGACAGAAGAAGAGAAGGAGGCAGTGTCACAGGAAGTAGAGCAGTACGAAAAGGACAAGGAAGAAAATGACGAGTCAGTGAGAACTCTGGAAAAGGAAGTATCGGATACAGAGTCCGAGCTTGCAGAACTCGAAAGCAAGCAGAGACAGGCAGAACCGGCACCAGAGGCAAGAATGAGAGGAGTGGAAACAGTGAAAACAACAAGAAAGAAGTTTTTTGGTATGACAGTACAGGAGCGTGATGCGTTTTTCGCGCGTGACGATGTACATGCATTTTTAGAGCGCGTGCGTACACTTGGAACACAGAATCGTGCAATAACAGGCGCAGAGCTTACAATTCCAAGCGTGATGCTGGAGCTTCTCCGTGAGAACATTGAGGAGTACTCAAAGCTTTATAAGCATGTACGTGTGCAGTCTGTGCCGGGTAAGGCAAGACAGACGATTCAGGGCACGATTCCGGAAGCAGTCTGGACAGAGATGAATGCGGCTATCAACGAGCTGTCGTTGGTGTTCAACGATGCGGAGGTAGATGGATACAAGGTTGCCGGATATATGGTAATCAACAATGCCGTGCTGAAGGATTCCGACATTGATCTTGCATCAACCATCATCACATCGCTTGGACAGTCTATCGGATTGGCACTTGATAAGGCAATCCTTTATGGTACATCAAAGAAGATGCCAACAGGTGTAGTCACACGTCTGGCGCAGGCAACAAAGCCGGAGACTTACCCGGATACCGCGCGTGAGTGGAAGAATCTTTCTTCCTCAAACATTGTATCAATTGCAGCCGCAAAGAAGGGTGTTGATCTGTTCAAGGAGATTGTGATTGCATCAGGGAATGCCAAGGGCAAGTATTCGACAGGTAATCGCTTCTGGGCTATGAACGAGACAACCAAGACAAAGCTTGTGGCAGAGGCACTCAGCTTTAATGCAGCGGGCGCAATCGCTACCGGAATGGGGGACACCATGCCAATCGTTGGTGGTGCGATCGAAACACTCGATTTCATCCCGGACAATGTAATTGTCGGCGGGTATGGTGACTTATATCTCCTTGCCGAGCGTGAGGGAGCACAGATCACACAGTCCGAGCATGTGAAGTTTTTAGAAGATCAGACAGTATATAAGGGATTGGCACGATATGACGGTCTTCCGGTGATTGCAGAGGGCTTTGTAGCAATCGGAATCCTTGGAACTACACCGACAGCAGATATGACATTTGCAGAAGATACAGCAAATAAGGCGGCTGCATCAAGTAAGGAGTAATATATGACAGATGCAGATAAGTTGACAATGTTAAAGATCGACCTTGGAATCTCTGCCACGGTGTATGATAAGCGGTTGAGTCAGTATCTGCAGACTGCAAAGAAACGGATCGAACGGGAAGGCATCACCTTCCCGGAGGATCCACCTGTGGATGATGAAGAGCTTATCATAAGCTATGCGGCGTGGATGTGGCGCAAAAGAGCAACCGGCGAGGAGATGCCGCGCATGTTACGGTATGAACTCAACAATCGCCTGTTTGCGCAGAAAGCGAAGGTGGAAGAGGATGGATGACGAAATCATATTGATCGCGGTTAAGACTGGGACAGATGATATCGGCAATCCGGTTGTCGTTGAGAAGACCGAGCGTGCAGTAATATGCAAAGTACAGTCTGTTGATCGCCAGGAATTCTTCAAAGCCGGGCAGGTCGGTATGAATCCGAAGTATCGCTTTGACACAGATAAGGTAAATTACAACGGCGAAGAGCTTGTGAAGTACAAAGACAAGGTATATGGGATCTATCGCACCTATGAGCGTACAGATTCCGATACGATCGAGCTTTATGCTGAAGAGAAAGCAGGGGTGACGTATGTCGAACAAGACGATTAAAATTGGACAGCTTGATATGGAATTACAATCGATTTTTTCGGCATTTGAGCATCATGTGCACACTGCGGTTGATACGGCAGCGGAGAAAACAGCAAAGGAAGCTGTAAAGGAGCTGAAAAAGACATCACCCAACAACAAGCGTACAAAAGGGAAAAAGTATAAGAATGGCTGGAAGCATAAGAAAACATCGGGGGGAATGACGGTATATAACGAGCAGTACCAGCTGACACATCTTCTGGAGCATGGACATGACGTAGTAATCAATGGAGTTGTGAAGAAAAAACGTGCAGAAGCGCAAGAACATATTGCACCGGTGGAAGCCTGGGCGCAGGATGAGTTTCCGGAAGAATTCAAAAGGCAGGTGGAAAAAGGATGACGATTGCAGATGTAAAGAAAGTCTTGTCGGTACCGGGTGTGACTGTACACTATGACCATGCACCGGAAGGGACGAAAGTACCTTTTATCACGTACACATGCCATGCGGACAGCAATTTCTTTGCAGATGACAAGGTGTATCAGAAGATTAGCTCCATGCGTGCTGTGCTGTACAGCACGAAGAAGGATGAGAAGCTGGAGACGTTGATTGAAAGTGCCTTGGACGAAGCAGAGATCCCGTGGAGCATGACAGACGAGTTCAAGAACGAGCAGAAAGTATTTATGACCATATACGAAGCGGAGGTAATATAAAGATGGGTAAAGAAAAAAATAAGATTAAGTTTGGACTGAAAAATACGCACTATGCGATTATCACAGAGACGGAACAGGAGGATGGAACAATCAAGAGTACATACAGTACGCCGAAGAAATGGCCGGGAGCAGTAAGTTTGTCGCTTGATCCGTCCGGAGAATCCAACACGTTTTATGCGGATGATACCGCGTATGCCGTATTGTCAAGCAATTCCGGCTATGAGGGAGATTTTGAATCTGCACTTGTACCGGAGGACGTGGAAACTGAGGTGATGGGACAGGAAGAAGTCGATGGTGTGTTTGTTGAATCTTCGACAGACGAACAGAAGTATATTGCTCTTTTGTTTGAGTTTTCAGGAGATAAAAAGGCATGCAGACATGTACTGTATCGTTGCTCACTGACACGACACTCCGTTGCGTCCCAGACAAAAGAAGATAGCACGGAGCCGGTGACAGAATCTGTGACAATTACGGCTGCACCACGTCCGGATGTCAATGTGATCAATGGCAAGGAAAAGAATCTGGTTAAGGCAACAACCGGATCAAATACAACAGATGAAGTGTATAAGAGCTGGTATACAAAAGTATGGGAGCCGACTGCATCAGAACAGGCAGCAGGTTAATATCAATCATTGAAATGGGATGGTAGAAGATACCGTCCCATTTTTCTTGCAAAAATATAAAGTTGCACCGGTGCAACAGAAACGGAGGATACTATGAGATCAGTGATTAGAATTGGACAGAGAGAAGTAGCAGTTGAGAGCAACGCAGCGACTGCGATTCGATACAAGCAGATCTTTAAGCGTGAGCTGTTAAAAGATCTTGCGAAGCTGGAAAACGTAGAAGACGTAGACAAGCTTGATGCGATTGAATATACATCGAAGCTTGCGTATGTAATGAACATGCAAAACCGAAAGGAGATTAAAGAAGCTTCAGAAGAAGGGTATATTGCATGGATGGAAGAATTTGAAGAAGCAGACTTCCAGGATCCTGCGGCAATCACATCCATCCTGAATGTATGGAATCGCAATATTACGACCACAAGTGAACTAAAAAAAGACCAAAGCCCACAGTAAGGGAGATGAATACAAACATCTTCATGCTGCGGGCTTTTTCACTACATATATCGATGCAGGACCTTGAGGAGTTAACACATGGAGATGTGCTCGACATGATGATCGAGAGCAGCAATGACACGTTTAACTACCCACTCAAGGCGACGCAGGATGATTTTGATAAATTTGCAGCTATGTAAGGGGGTGGCTACGTGGGACAGATAAAAGGAATTACAATTGAAATCGATGGAAAAACAACAGGGCTTACGAAAGCACTGAAAGCTGCCAATTCAGAGATCAAAACAACGAAAAGCCAGTTGAATTCGGTGGAAAAAGCACTCAAGCTTGATCCGAAAAATGTAGATCTTCTCAAAGCAAAACAGAATGCTTTGAATGAAGTAATCAAAGAAACAAAAGAAAAACTTGATATGGAGAAGCAGGCTGCCGAATCCGCAAAAAAGGAACTTGAACTTGGAAACATCACACAGGGTGAATATGATGCGTTGCAAGCAGAGATTGTTACAACGACAAATGAACTCTCAAATCTGGAGAAGCAGGCAAGACAGGCATCGTCCGTGCTGGGAAGTCAGATGCAGGCAGCAGGTGCACAGATACAGGAAGTAGGTACAAAAGTACAGGATGTTGGAAGTTCAATCAATAGTTTTGGAAGTAGCATGACAAAAAATGTTACAGCACCAATTGTTGCCGCTGGCACAGCGTCTATTGCAGCGTTTAATGAAGTAGATGCTGGAATGGATATTATTGTGAAAAAAACTGGTGCAACAGGAAAGACATTAGAAGGTTTTGAAGATGTTGCAAAAAAAATTGCACAGGATATTCCAACATCTTTCGAGACAGCAGGGGCAGCAGTAGGTGAAGTCAATACAAGATTTGGTGTGACGGGTTCTACGTTGGAAGACTTGTCTACACGGTTTATTAAATTTGCAGAACTGAATGATACAGATGTATCAGGATCTATTGATAATGTTCAAAAGGTAATGGCCGCGTACAATGTAGACATTAGTCATACGGGTGGTTTGCTTGACACATTAAATGCAACGGGACAAGCGACGGGTATTAGTGTAGACACACTTGCGTCTCTTATGGTTACGAATTCTGCAGCAATGCAACAGATGGGATTGAATGCAGCATCAAGTGCAAATTTTCTCGGTAAAGTAGAAATGTCTGGTGCAGATACATCACAGGTTATGAGTGGCCTGTCGAAGGCATTAAAGAATGCAACGGCTGATGGAAAACCTTTAGATGAAGCATTGGCTGAGATTCAATCAAGTATGGTTGATGCAAAAACAGAAACAGAGGGTTTGCAGGCGGCATATGATTTGTTTGGTACAAAAGCAGGAGCTGCAGTTTATCAAGCATGCAAGAGTGGATCACTTAGTTTTCAGGAATTAAGTGCATCAATGACAGACAATATAGGAAATGTAAATACGACATATGATGCAATGCTTGATGATACAGACAAACTGAAAACAACTATGAATACCGTAAAGGTTGCGGCAAGCGAGGTAGGAGCAACGCTTGCATCTATGTTAGCACCGATATTAGAGAATATTTCAGAAAAAATACGAGGATTGGGCGAAAAATGGAATAGTTTGTCAGATTCTCAGCAACAGCATATTATAGCGATTGCAGGTGTTGTGGCGGTAATTGGACCGTTAATAGCATTGATAGGAACTCTTATAAATTCGGTAGGAAAGGTTATATTTTATGGCGGTCAGATAGTGTCTTTAGTCGGTTCTATCACAACATGGATGGGTACCGCATCTACGTTTATTACAGGAACCATGATTCCGGCCATTACCGGGGTTGTCACTGCAATCGGTCCGTTTCTGCTGATTGCAGCAGCTGTTATTGCGGTGATTACTGCAATTATCGTAGTTATAAAGAATTGGGATGCAATCGTTGAGGTGGCACAGTTTGTATGGGAATCTTTCTGTGAGAAAGTGTCCCAGCTTGTCACTGCGTTTAAGGAATTCTTCACATCTGCTTTTCAGGCGATTGGAAGCTTCTTTACAGGCATATGGACTGGGATCGTGTCCGTCGCGACAAATGCATGGTCAAGCATACGGAATGTATTCAGCACGGTTGGAAGTTTCTTCACAGGCATATTCCAACAGGCGTGGAATGGCATAACAAGTATCTTCAATCGATTAGGCAGTTTCTTTTCAGGTGTGTGGAACTCTGTAACAGGTATCTTCAAAAGTGCAGGTATGGCAATCGGCAATGCGATTTCCGGGGCGGTAAAAACAGC